ATCGCCATGCGCTCGTTTAACCTCGTCACACAAATCAATAATCAGCTGCACGTCAGCGTTTTCCTCTAGCAAATTCACTGGCAATGCACGCATAGCTAATTTAGCGTCATGCTCTGGATATTGCTGACGCAAGGCCACAATCCTATTATGCGTTGTCATACCGCCCTCAAGAGCTAAAAACAGCACCACGCCGCCCTTAACCTTATTGCCATGCCAATCTTGCCCCGCAGATACATGCCACGCCACATCTTGCACAAAGAATGACTTACCCACGTTGCTTGGCCCATACACCATCGAGAGCTGCCCAGCGCCAAACCATCCTTTGACAAGATAACTCCTGTCTAGCTGTGGCATTGCATCGCCCGGGAAGAACACCTGATCGAGTAAGCTCTTCACCTCCAATGCCTTGGCAGTCGCTTCTTTGCCTCGATTAACCCACATATCACTGAAGTCCCATCCGCCGACATCAGGTACAATAGACTTCACACCATGATCTGCCACGCATTTCTCAATGGCTTTCATGCCTGCCTCGTCGTTATCACCAGCCACCACTATGCGTAAATTAGGTCTAGCTTCAAGCAGCTCACCTATCACGGCAGTCATGTTACCCGCAGATAATGCAAATACAGCTGGCCTATCTGTCGCCATATGCACTGACATTGCAGTTGCCCAACCTTCGCAAACGTAAATCAAATCGTTTAATTTACCACCAATTACGCTAAAATTACCAACAACTGGCATACCTGACGAAAATTTCTTTGCGCCTGTCGGATTAATGCTCTGCGTGCCTACACGCTTACCTTTGGCATTTATTACAGGTATATCTAATATGTCACCCTTTATAGACGCATTGCCCAATCCAATCTTTTTCTTGATCAGATATGGATGCGTTGCTTCTGGCTCTGCTTCAGGCCAACTTATTGTATATTCTCTCGTCATTGGCTTCTCATTCTCATCAGGCCATAGGCTCTGCCTTCGCAGCGCATCCTTTATGCCGGCAAAGTCTGAGCATTTTCTACAGCTAACCATCACTTCATTTTCAGACGTTTCCTTGATCCAGAACCTATCTTCACCCTGACATACCGGGCAAGCACCATGATATTCGCCTATGGCAGTCTTTTTCAATGATAATGCACTAATAATTTTATCTGAGTATTGTTCCCAGCTTGCATTTGGAAATTTTGTGTTTTGCATTTTATCCCTTCCTCAATTTATCGGACATGTTGGACATGTCCCGCTTTTGTCTTGTCCTGTCTCGGACATAGTGGACATGTCTCGCAAATGTCCTGTCGTGTCCGTTAGACAAAACCTCGATCAGTTTTGTCTAACGCTGTGATTAATTTAAAATGGTATTTCGTCTTCCAAATCATTTGACTGAGCTGGTTGAGCTGGAGGCAGACCAAATGGGTCATGCTCAACTCCATTGACAGGTGAAGCGCCTCCAGAATAACCGCCAGCTACTTCAGTGAATGGGTCTTCACTCTCTTGCTTCTCAGCTAATTCCAACACCTGCACTGCACGTAATCTCAATGAAACTCCATTCAGTGTGCCAGTGTTGTACGGAACTACAGTAACCGCAACATTCACTGTTGAACCAGATGTAAGCTCGAATCCATCAGGCAGTTTCTTACGTGATGCATCTACTTGGCGTGGTGGGTTTGTAACCTCACCTGAATATGCGCCTTTAAGCTTGGCCTTGCCAATCCAATCGCCTTGCTTATCATCATCACGCTTGTATGGCAGATTTAACGGCTGTTCTGGCCACTTACGTTTGCTGTTGGCATCCATAGCCGCAGCGTTCTTGTAAGCCTGCATACAAACAGCGTTCAGCTCTTTGCATTGCTCACCTGTCAAATTAAATGACATCTCGTAAGCAGCGCCCTCTGCATCAGGCGCACATTTCTGGCTCTTGTATTCTTCCTGATCAAATCTGTAAGTAGCATTTAGCCTTGGGTATAGCGCCTTCACGCCAGATATAATGTGTTGCATTATTTTGCCTCCTGCATGTTATCAAACCAATTTTTCAAATCTTCTTCAAGCCATCCAACTGCACGATCCGCTAGTTTTACAGGTTTAGGAAATCTGCCTTCCGCCATCATGGCGTAAATTGTAGACCTAGATATACCAAATTGTTTCTCTATGTCTGTTCTTCTATAAATTTGTGGTAACATTTTGTTAACCCTCTCTTTTAAATATGTGCAGCACCCCTGCACTGGGATTCTCATAAACCGTGATCTTCATCGAGATACACTGGAAGATTAATTGTATCCAAATCAGGCCAACCAGTGTCGTAAACATTTGTCTCTTGAGCAACTTTAATTTTACGCAATGTTTTAAACATCTCAGCCTCGGCATATTTGTTATACTTATCGGACAACTCGTAACAAGCTGTAGCGTAACTGTTTTTCTCAGTTGCGATAAATATAAAATTTGTAGTTTCAATTCCGCATAACTTTAATACGTACCTGTAAAAGCAATTCTGTACGTCATAGCGGAAATTTCTCACAGCCTTATCAAAACCGCGATAGGATGCATCCAAGCAAGACTTTAAGTCTATCACTATGCCTGCCTCTTTTAGCAATCCATCCGGGCGGCATTTCAGCTCAAGCCCTGTTTTTGGGCATTCAGCTATGAAACTGTATTCAGCAAGCATGTCCTTATTAGTCAGCAAGTTCCGTGCCATTTTATTTTGCATGCAACCGTCAACCATTTTCTGACATTGTTCATACTCGCCTTCTGGTAGCAATATCTCGTCATCACCAAGAAAATTTTCCTGATCTTTCCAAGCCTTGCTGCCACGACGTGGTAATCCAGAGTTTGTTACTAAGTTTTTCTCTGGCTCTAACACCATAGCATGGAATGCAGAGCCTAATATCATAGCTGGAGTGGAGCTAAACTTAGCATTCTTCCAGTGGTATAACGATGACGTTGCAACTGTTTTAACAGCGCTTGATGAGATTGCAGGCAGTTCGTGGTATGCCTTATTTGACAGATCTTCACTTGGTATTATCTGCATTTTATTCTCCTAATATAATTATTTATTTAAAACTTCCGCACCATAAAGTGCAATTAAACTAGCCTCCGCCCGCCCATCATGCTTTTTAAGTGCGAACTTCTCATAATGCTCTGGAAAGCGCTGAATGGCAAGCTGGCGGCTAGTGTCTTTATCAGATGATAAATTAAAGTGTTTCTTCCACTTGTTAGGCGTAACAAGATGCATAGGCGTCTTATTAGCTGCCACACACGCAATTAACGCGCCGTATCCCATACCAAACCTAAATGTAGCAACTGATGATTGACCGGGACGCGATGCGACTTGCTCAATCACAGCCATTCTATCTTTTGCTTCTGGTTCTAACAAATGTAATAACGAATGAATATCAATCTCAATTTTTCCACGATTGTTTAATATGGTAGGCATGTCCACCACATCTAAATCTTTAGTGCGCGTGCAGTAATGTGCAATTGCACCTGAAAAACCGGGGTCAACACCTACGACAATCATTCGTCGCTATCCATTGCAATTAATTCAGCTTCAATTTCCGCATCTGGCTTTGCAACTTCCACGCCCAGCTTTGTTGCTTCCATATATGAAGCCCTACGAACAAAAGAACTGAATGGCAGCGCTGATTTATGTGCTGCCTCTGCCACAGCATCATACTGCTGTTCACTAAAATTTATTAATACTCTCTTATCAACCATTTTAAGTCTCCTTGGGTCTGATAAATCTAGCAATAAAGCAATACAAACAGATGCACAAGTACATTGTGATATATAAATGATATATAAAGTGTTTGACCGCTACGCAAAAATGCTTATAATGGCTGTATAAATGCAAAATATGAGGAAATATATTATGAACACTACAATGATAATTGACGGATTGGCTATGGCGTTATTTGCTGTAGCCGCCGTACATCTGCCAGAGATTATAGTTTTTCTGGATCAATATATTAATGTTTGGGGAAGATAATGGCTAATTTAAAATATGGCTCAGTATGCTCTGGCGTAGAGGCTGCCACAGTAGCTTGGCATGACTTAGGCTTTGAGCCGCAATGGTTCAGCGAAGTTGATGCGTTTCCAAGCGCTGTGTTACAGCATCACTACCCAAATGTACCAAATCATGGAGACATGACAAAATTTAAGGAATGGAATAATGACAAAACAATTGACCTTCTCGTTGGTGGAACACCATGCCAATCTTTCAGCGTCGCCGGCCTTAGAAAAGGATTATCGGACCCAAGGGGCAACCTCATGCTCACCTATCTTGCAATGGCTGAACAACTTAAACCCAGATGGCTTGTCTGGGAAAATGTCCCCGGTGTCCTGTCATCTAACGGAGGGCGAGATTTTGCAACCTTCCTCACAGCGATGGGGAAAATCGGGTATGGGTTCGCATACAGAGTGTTGGACGCTCAATACTTCGGAGTTCCCCAAAGACGCAGACGTGTGTTCGTTGTCGGATATCTTGGAGACTGGAGACGTGCCGCAAGTGTTTTATTTGAGCCAGAAAGCTTGTCAGGGAATCCTGCGCCGAGCAGAGAAAAGAGGCAAAGAGTTGCCCCAACAGTTAGCACAGGCCCTCCTTTCAGTCGCACAGGAAACTCCAGAGTAGAGGCAGATGCTTTAATTACAACCGCCTTTGCTTCAAAGCAGGTATCAATGAATACCTCTGATGAAGTTGCACTCACACTTATGGCGAGTGATTATAAAGAGCCACAAGCAGTCACATATGCACTTCCCGGAAATTGGATTGGCAGAAAGCCAGAGAACGGCGGCAATCAGGTAGAACCCTTTGTAGAACTATCGCCATGCCAAACAGCCACAGATGTGCATGCGGTTGCTTACGAGCATCATGCGCAAGACAGTCGGGTAAAAGAGCTGCCAGAAGTATGTTCCACTGTTACAGCTAAGTATGGCACTGGTGGCGGTAATATGCCTATAGTAGCCACAAGCTATACCTCTAGTAGCTTTGGCGGATACCATGAAGGCGTTGGCACAGTTCGAGCGTCAGGCGGAGACTTAGGTGGCGGCAGTGAAACTTTAGCTGTGACACCTAAGTCTGGTTCTCATTGGGATGGTGATTTCCCACATCCAACACTCACGCAGTCAGCAAAAGGTTCTGGCGGCATAGGCGCAAGCAATCAAGAGGTGTTTGGTGGTAGGGGTGCAGGTTTAGTAGCTAAATGCCTGACGACTAGGACAGGTCAAGCATACGATGCAGGTACTGAAACACTTCTGCCAATTAAAGCAACAGGTGAAACGACTTTATCTGATGTTACTATGTCTCTTACTGCGTCTTACGGTGCAGGCGGCGCAGATTTAGCCACAAAGCCAATGATATGTACTAGCGCGGTTAGGCGTTTAACCCCAAGAGAATGTGAGAGATTACAGGGCTTCCCTGACGATTACACACAGATACCTTGGCGTGGCAAAGAACCAGAAGATTGCCCCAACGGACATCGATATAAAGCTATGGGCAACTCAATGGCTGTACCAGTGATGAAATGGATTGGTGAGCGAATTAAAATGGTAGAAGAGGATAAATTATGACATTCTACACAACACTCATTCTAACCTACGTCATTGGCGGCGTAGAGTTGAGCAATGACACATTGTATCGCAGCGCAATGGAATGCGGCGATGCATTGCCGGCAGCGTATCAACCATACGCACATTTAGATAGCATGGCGCAGTGCATCGAGACAAACTATGTCAGCTCTGCAAAAATCACATCAAAGCCAATGCTTAGACCGAAAGGATTATCGTTATGAAAACATTAACCAAAGAAAAATTGGAATCCATCATGGACGATGTTTTTGCTAGGCATGTTAAATCAATACAAAAGCCAAAGCGTACAGTAATGCCACGTCTCGATAATAATGGTAAATTTATATATAATGAGGAACAAAATGATTGAGGAGAATATGAATGGCACTATCAGCGAAAGAAGTTCACAAGTCAGTGAGGCGCTTGCAAAAGATGAACCGGGAAATAATCAAAGACATGGAGACGCCAGACCCCACACGCAATCGTGGTTATTACCGGTGGTTCATGGAGGAACAAGGTGCGATATTGGACAATCTCGAGCAGCGCCTTACCCTTATGCGACGTTCGAAAAAACCAGAGAAGCCATGAAAGGCCAAACAAAGAGCGTGCGATACGAAATAATGTATGCTCATTTACTTTACACGTTTGAGAAAGAGCAAATTAGGCGTGGCTTGAGAAATAAAATTAATAAGACTTTCGAGAGGCCACGACAGATCACAGTTAATAAAGCATCACATAAGAACTTTGTGACTGACAACGATCTGAGAAAGATTAAGCCCATACCTCAAAAGAAGTACGACGCTATACTAAAGCATATGAAAAGCAGCAAACGCTACACAACCACTATGATAGCTCTCAGCAGTGGCATTGGCGTATCTGATATAGCGTGGACGCTTAACGTCATGTATCGTCAAAAATTAGTTGATCGTGTTTACGAGAAAACCACACCCATCATAGGTAATGCCGGGGCAAAGTCTCTGCGTTACGTTTACTTTAAGTAAAGATAAATATATCGTGTGGGTAGCTTCATGCCCGTCGCCACCCACACGTCTAAATATGTTTTACACATAATTTATTCAAGCAGTTTATTTAATCTATAAAGCTATTTATAACTTGATTTAATAATAATTCTTCATCTACAAATTGATCTGGATATAATCGAGTTGACGTTTTCTTTATTATGGGATCATCACCTCTAGCCCAATATATTTTCTTTATATCATACGCCACCAAAGCATATACATCAGACTTCTTATCCCTGACAGGCTGCGTATTCCATCTATATTGTGTGAGATTGCCTGATTTTCTGCTGGCTGTTTTGACCTGTAGGGTCAGCAATTTACCGCTTGGCGTTTTCAAGTATGCATCATCAATTTCGTGTTGAACCAAGATGCATGAAATGCCAGCAAAAGATAATCTTGATAGAGCTAGAAATTCACCAGCTCTACCAACATTATTATTATGCGTTGAGCCATTCATAAATCTTGTTTGTCTCGCCTGTCCGGTCAACAATGCCATGTGTTCCGCCATTGACTCGGCGTGTAATTTTTAAGATTGTCTCGTCATTCACACCGTCATCTGCAATGTTAAACAACTTGTTTTTCTCAAAGAACCACAATGCTGTATCAAAAGCATAATCTGTGGATACCAAATCAGGGTCTGTCATTATCTCAGGTAATCCCATGTCAGAGCTGAATAACCTGTAATTATTCTTCCCGGTCAACTGCAAGAATCCGCGCCCAATGTAAGTTGAACCATCATTTTCAGTGTTGTTCCCCATGCGCCCGCCGTAAACCTTGTTAGCTAAAGCTGATGGATTGCGCGAGTAACCTTCGCAAGACGCTAAGTCAGGGAAGCGGCTAGGCCACACACGCATCATACTGTCTGCACTATAGTTTAAGTTTTCCCTTGTATGACGCCAGTGACCGCTTTCGTGGCTTGCTTGACCCATCAGGTGCGCAGCTCTCTCATTAGATAGCTCGTAGTGTTTTGCGATGGCCTTTGCGGTGTTTTTACCAAAATGCCCATCAGCGCCTACTCCAATTTTTTCTTGGAGCTTTTTCATTGCTTCACTCATATTATTTCTTCTTTTTCTTTGCAGTCTTAGCTGCTTTCTTAAATGCGCTTGCCGTTGGTGCGCCTTTTGTACCCTTTTTACGCATTGTCTCGCCGCTTCCAGCTTTAATGCGCTTACGTTTCTTATGAATGTTTTCATACAGTGACATTATTTTTTACCCCCAAAATATTTACTTACACCACGCATCCCAATTGATGCACTCACAATGCCACCAAGACTATACTGATACCAAGCTGGCATGTTTGTTAAAGCAGCAAACCCATCTTGCACGATCTGATTACCCCAATCGCCACAGAATGCCAGAATGAGGGGTATACTAAACAGCAATGTAATCCACTCGTCCTTCCAGCTATTCTCAGTAGCCTTCATGGCGGCAATATCCCAATCGATCTCGCCTGTCGCTATTTTCATTTTAGTTTGCGCCTCTGCTTTCTTCACAGCAGTTTTGCCTTCAATCATAGTGCCAGCAAGATCGGCAACTTGACCTATTAATCCTAATCCAATCATTTGTCTTTTCCTTTCGCCAATGCGTTAGCTCCAAAAAATACAGATACGATACCAGCCACAGACACAAAGTAAATGCTTGCCATCGATCCTAATATTTTTGCGGCTTCATCTAATCCAAAAATTACAGCGCCAATCACGGCAAATGGATAGAGCAACATTCCAAACAGCGCAAACCATGTCATTGACCTAATTGCATCACGTTGGGCGTCTTCATCCTGCATTCGTAAGCGTCTATCTTCAAGAGCCATGCGATCCCATTCGGCTTGATCTATTGACCCGTTGCCATCCACGTCAAACTTTTTAAACTCATCCATATTTTCACCTAATCTGCTAATGGGTTATCCAATGCTCTTTGTAATTTATCCATCAATCTTTCTTCTAGCTCTTTCATTGAGCCACTTTGGGAAACTCTAACACGTTCACGCTGATTTTCAAAGCGTACCTCCGCATCATCTATCATAGACCTTACTTTATCCTCATTATCACGCACCATATCTTCAATGCGGTCTGTCTGTTGCTCAATGCGTAATATATCGTCTTTCAAGCCATTCTTTATGTCTCTGGTGTATTCTACGCTTTCTTCTACCTTTTCAGATATACCTGTAATCTTTGCATCCATCACATTCATGTTTTGCTGATATGCTTCTATATCTAACCCTGCTACAGCTTCTATCTTTTGATACAAGACAAAGCCTCCATATAAGCCGCCAACGATAGTAGATAGGAAAGCGAATATGGCCATAATAGAACCAGCAGTTAATCGCATACCACCAGCTTTAATCTGGCGGTCTGCTAATCCATCTATATCACTTGCTATCTTAGTCGTATCCATCAGTTTTCAAAGTCCATCTCATTGCCTTTTTCTTGCAGGCTTTTCAATTGAGCTAATTCATCACGTAGCATCTGTATCTCAAGCCTACGCTGCGTAAGCTCTACTTGGTATAGGTCATCACAGTTTATGCGTGATCTAGGTTTATCTAATGGTATAACTATGCGGGCATATACACCAATATCTTTTGCCCTGTCTATTGTGTCAAAGCTAGATAAAACGCCAGTGACGCCATACTCAAGGTTTATTCCGCCACCAACTGCGTTACTGCAATCAAGATTACCAGCGCGAAACCTGTCACTCTGGTAGTTCATTGGTGGATTTGGCAAAGATAAACTAAGATTACTACTTTCAGCTAACGCAGCGCCGCCAATTATGGATAAAATGACTGCATATTTCATTTAGTTTCCTCCATTAATTTTTGAGCATATTCTTGAAGAAATAAGCGTTCTTGTTCCGCGTGACTTAACAACCTTAGATATTGTGCAAACGTACAATGGGTTATTTAAATCTGATCTTCTAATATACACCTCAAAGTCTCTTCTCTCTTTATGGTCAACTTTCATAATTCTATATGTAGAAGAAAATGGCATACTGTTAAAGTCTAAATCAAACAGCTCGATCTGGTAGTATTTAACGTCTTCTCGCTGGTTAAATAAAGATAGCTGAACTTTCATCACGCCAGATACATGAGATGGTTTTAGCTCTGGATAGGCTGGCGTCATCTCATGTGCATGAACTATAGACGCCAAGCCTATGAATAATATGGATAATTTATTTAGCAATGCATTCTGCTTGAACTACAGCGGTATATGTACCACCAGTAAAAGGCTTGGAGGCTGCATAAGTTGCAGTTGAAGATGTAGAAAACCAAGTAGAGCCTGCAACAGTTAAGTCAAATACAGTTGTATTATCGTAAACTACCTTTGCGCTATCATATCCACTCATGCCTGCGTCTGATGTTTTTGACACGCTTGTTGAGCCTGTCCAAGTTACACTATCAGACAATGCTGGTGATGAGCTGAATGATGTAGGGTGTGTAATGTTTGCTGTGTAATAATCAGCAATAGCTACATCAAACCTAACCACTGGCAATACACCACCATCTGATGGGGCTGTACTTAGTGTACTTGCTGTAGGGTTTCCATATACCCCAGATTTATCTGTTTGTATCACGCACTTGGCGGCTACGTTACCAACTATATCCACACTGCCTGCATAAGCAGGAAATGCACATACTGTAAGCATCATTGTAAAATATTTCATTTTAACCTCACTTGTTATATTGCATGTCTACCATTTTCTCATGCAGAACTTGTTGTGCTAAATTATTTCGTAAACCCTTCTTATTATCAGGCAGGTTTCCATCAACTAATTGAGCTGTATCATTATATATACCACCATTTATGGAGGAATTATAGTACATAGCTAAATCTGTGCTTTGGTTCATAGCAGCTATGATTTCAGACTGACCTTGGGTTCTTAACATAGTCAAAGCATTAGCTGATGCTGTTAAACCCATCTCAAGCCTTGTTTCTTTTTCTTCCTCTTCCTCATCAGGTATTATGTTGCCTTCCTCGTCATACTCATAATCTAATTCTGTATCTATCGCCTCCAAAACATTATCATCTTCTAGTGTAGCGTAGACTTCAACTTCAGGTATTTTTGGCACTGGCTTTATATAACCGGGGCAGGCAGGGTTAGATTGTTCATCATAACATTCGTCTATTCTGAAGCTATATATAACAACAGGGTTCTCTACACTGCCCTCGCCTTCAACTTTAATAGACCCATCGCCCCATAACACTGATGGTACGTTTCTAAATGAAAAGGTTCTCACAATTGTATTACCGGGAACGCCAGACCAATCATCTGTTTTGCGAAACATATAACCTTCACCATTGGCATTCTTATTACCTATATGAACCTTCATATCTGCATCAGCTTCTTTATTGGTGGTGTATCGGTAAACCATACCATTTATATCAACGCCCGGTATGGATGGTAAAATAGAACTCATGCCCCAGCTCAGAGAGTTGGAGGCTGCGTTCTTAGTTACACCATACGAATATGGATCACATTGCGAGTAAGAAGGCCAGAGTGCTAATGATAACACCAAACCCCATTTTAGTTTCAACATTTTCATTGAATATCTTTCGCATTGGGTTATTTTGATCTCTTTGTATTTCTTCTTTTACAGCTTCCATTTCCCAAGCTAATCTAGCTTTATCTCCAACTAAACCATCTTTAGGGCATGGTGTGCCAGCATTTAACATTGCTTCAAATACACGCTCATCTTGGCACATGACAGATACGGCAGCTACTTTCATGCCCATATCATACATAGTTTTAGCGTTTTTGAGTTTCTCGCAGTTCATATCCCGCACAGTTCTGCCGGCAGATATACCAAGTATTTGTGTTTGCACTGCGCCTGCTACACCGACAGTACATAGGTCAGAGTTACTTGTGCTGATTTGTGGAGATATTGCGGATGGTGGTGGGCTATTAATTGTAGTATCCATAGTCCCGTCAGAAATTACTGTGCTTTCTGATTTAATCACATCATCGTCTTCTGCATAGGCATAGCCGCCAAGAATAAAGAAAAATATAATTATAAGTAAGCGTATCATTTTCGCTCCACTAGCCTGTCTAACTTTTCTTCAATGCGATCAAACTTACTCATTATCTGACCAAGCACTTGAGACGAGTCAGCTTTAGTAACATACTCTTCTCTAGTACGATTTAACAGGATTTGCAATCTTTGCACTTCAAGTACATAACCACGTAGGACAAAACCTATAAAACCAACGCCTAGCGTTAGTACGCTGTTCCATAAGTCTGTCATTTCCATTAGTATTTACCTTCCCAGACACGTAGCCCGCTAAATTCATTACTCATTAGCTTTCTCTTTAACACATCTTTGACTGCTTGTGTATCCGTCCATTCAACACCAGCCTCTTTTAACCATATACCAAGCATAGCCATATCTACATTGCCTACATGCTTATAGTCTGATCCAAATGAGTTATCAGTAACTTCACGCGCATATGATGCATCTCTTAACGCTTGCCCGCCATCATGTGTTTTCTTAACAACAATTTGATCGCCTTCAAAGTACATTTTCTCTGATATTTTGTTTGATAAATTTGCCATCTGTCATTCATTTCTTAGATTTAGTTCCACTGCATTTCCAGCGTTTACGTGATAAGTTTAATGGGCTGTTAGGGTTCTTGGCAGCTTTAGGTGAGCGTCTTTTTTGGCCAGCAGATCGAGCGCAATATGCATCTCCCTTTGATGTTCCGGGTCTAACTCTTGGCCCACCATCTTTAGCTCTGCCAGCTTGACCGTAGCTTACACGCTTACCAGAAGCTGTGACTTTAACTTTAGCTTTGCCTTTGCGTGGTGTAGCCATTTATTCTTTCCAAGCTTCATTTACGTTTGGTGTAGATGGGTCATCAGACTTTAATGTACCATTTGCGTTTCTAGCACGCTTACGCTTTAGCAGAGGCTTCTTTGCAGGCTTCTCTACAACGTCTTCCATTACTGTAATTATGTGGGGGCGTAATTTATTTATCTTAGCAATTTCTTCATCTGGCAGTATAACAGTTTCGCCTTTTTCTACTCGGCCTTTGCTGCAATGTAATTTAATTGCATTCACTAATACTTTTTTCATTTTAGTCTCCAATGATGTTAAAAGGGGCAACCGAAGCTGCCCCTAGTTTTACACTACTTATGAAGTTGTGTTGTCAGCAATGATACCATTTGCTTTTTCATTTTTAGCACAAAGTGTTAGCTCTGTTACAACTTGACGTGTTGTGTTGTCGCCAGTTTTCGCTAGTGCAACATTCTTTGTTCCACGTAAAACTGCAACTTCCCACATATTGTCTTGCATAATGAAGACGTCACGTGATCTGTTTTCACGAGAAGGCATAAACTCAACAGAACCCCAAGGTGTTACATATACAGCAAGTGATTTGATTACTTTCTCATCACCAGCTTGTACTGCACTACGCTGGTTGTTGTTACCAGTGAAGCCTAAAGCTACGTTCATTTGGAATGCAGACAAGTAAACTGTGTCTGGCTTTCCGCCCTCTTCCCAAATTGACTGCATTACACCGTCAAATTTAGTTTGTGAGAATGCTGTTGCTGTACCATCATCAGTACGTGCATCAGAACCATCACCAGTTGGGTTTGCACCAGAGTTACCAGATTGGAAGTCTACGTTTGTAATCATCCATGCTGGAGCGCCTGCAAGTTCGCGTGCTGTTGTTGCATTGCCTGCAACTCTTGCGTTGTTTGCAAATAGAGCTTTTTCAATGTCTAATTTTTGCTCTTTTGCGATCTTTAAAGTTTGGTATGCAACTTCTTTTGCGCGGCCTGCTTTATTTAGACCTTCATCTGTATCAGGAACTACAACTGCGTTCTTAAAGATTTGTGTATAGTTGCCTAAACGAGATGTTGCTGTGCGTGCTTCAGCAGCAGTTGCGTCACCTTCGATGTGAGCGTTTGCACCAGATGCACGTAGTGAATCTGTTTGCCACTCTGTTAAAGTATTCTTAGCTGTAGTTTTGCCAGACTTAGAATAAAATGGAGTTTCCTCCGGGCTTACGTTGTAAATCACGTCAGATAAATCTTCACGTATCCCCACAGCATCATAGCTGTCAAATGTGTTGGATGGTTGTGCCATGTTTTTTCCCTTTCAAGGACTAAGAAGCAATACTTAATGTATTAACTTTCACCAATTATCAAGTTCAATGCATCATCGATTGAACCTGTCTTCTGCAAGCGCTGTTGCGCTTTTTTACGGTTTGCAGCATTTCCATCTTGTCTTTTCTTTGCACCAGCTTTCACTACAGGGCGAGCTTTATTGCTCTTAGTCTGTACTGATTTCTTCTTTGCCACCAACTCACGATATTTGCGGGCATCATTTAATGCTCGTACATATCTAGCATCTGTCACTGCTTGCATTTCTTCTGCGGAAAATCCGTATGAAACGCCAGTTTCGACAAGTGCATCTTTAAGTCCTTGACCCTTCTTAGGATCAACTATTTCAGGGATGTACTCTTGCAGAACTTGTGCTTGCTCTTGAAGGTAGGCTTGGTGAGCCTCTTGTTGAGCTTGCATACGTTGCCTTTGTACGCCTTGGAGTTGGAACACATTTTGGTCATACTGTGTCTTCGCCTCATCGTATTTGAGTTTTTCTTCCATGTATCCTATCGGATCACTTTCGAATAACTCTCTTGATGGTGGGGTTGGAGCTTGTAAACCACCTTGTGTAGCTTGCTGATGCAGCTGGACAATTTGTGCCTGCTGCTGTTGCAATACGGCTTGTTGCTGTTCGAGATTCTTTCGTACCTCGGCAGCCTCTTGAAACCGCTTATTAATTGCCGCTTGTCCCGCAGCAGATTGCTTTAACTGATCCAGTGTCCAATGCTCTTCTTTTCCATCAACTTTGATGGGGATAAGCTTGGTGTCTTCAGATTGTGCCTCTACAGGGTCTTCGTCGTCAACGTCCACATCTTCAAGATCATATTCTTCATCATCTTGTTCGCTGGATGCTTCTTCTTCAGCGTCATCGTCGCTTTCGGCTACAGCCTCAATCTCCTCACCCTGATCGTCATCTTCAGGTTCAGTGATTTCATCTACAGCTTCGCTAAGATTATCGCCACCAGTATCTTCCGGGGCGGGTGATAATAAGCTTTCTACAGCTTGGTCTAGGGTAGTCGAATCCATCGGTGCTACTTCCTTTGTTTGCGATCTAAAATTATCTCTGCTTGTATTGAAGCGTCGAGTTTAATTTCAATCTGGTTCACTGCACGCAGTATTGCGTGAGCATCTTCACGTACATCAACGTCTGATGCACTACTGTCAGCGAATAACCTCATTTGGTCATCGCGTACCTGTTGCATAAAGTTCTTGAAAGCTGTGTCATTTTTCAGACGTTTAGCCTCATCTGCGTTTATGCGTATTTCTGTTGTCATTGCTGTGGAGTACCTTGTGCCATTTCACCAATCATTCTCACTTTATCTTGCTCCGCTTGTATGCGGGCAACATCAACTGATGTTCCATACTCACCATAGACTTTAGCTGCATCAACCAGTAAGTCTTGCGCCATCTGATCTCGTTTTAAATCATTGTCTGCGGCGGCTTTCTGTGCATCTAATTGCATCTTGGCGGCGTCTGATTGCATCTTAACTTGTGCTTTCATTTGTTCTGCCTGCAAGAATGCAGCATTCGGGTCTTGGCCTTCGCCTTGTTGTGCTTGTGCTGCTTGTTGCTGTTGTAGCATTTGAGCTTCAATTTCTTCAGTAATTGGTGCGAAATAACGATCAGCGTTTCGTATGCCAGATACAGCTAATTGATCCGCCAGAGTATTGCGGATATTAGTCATGCTAACCAAACCATTCATAGGGCCATATGTCTGGTAAACCATAGTCTGCATTTGTAATGCTTGGCTAAGTGCCATAGCTTTCTCTTCTTCACGTCCAGTGCCTAATCCAACATTAATGCTAACGTCCATTGAGCTATCCCATACTCTGGGATCAACTG